GTTCCATTTATGATTACATTAAAAGTATTATTTGTTTTCTCAATATTGAATATGGTACCTGCTGTGTATTTATTATTCTGTACTAATAACACTCCTGATATATTTTGTTGTCTTAAATCTACTTCGTTTATTAATTTACTATTCTCTGTCTTATAAAATATTGGATTTGCTACAGGGTTAAACAAATGTATTTTGTAATTAAAATAAAATGATCCTGGTGCCACATAAAAACCATTCTCATCTGTTATATCTGATATATATATAATTATGAAAAATGGATTATTTTCTTTATCTAAAGTCTGACCTAATAATAATTTCTTTTGTTGCAACAGACTGTTCAAGGCTATTTTCTTAACATATTGTTCACTACACGAAAATGATTCTCCTGATGTTGATGAAATTAATGAGTTCTGAATGGTTTGGTCACTTACAAATGGATTACTCATGCAACCTATTGTTATTGTTCCTTTCTGAAATTTACTCACTGTAGGTACGTATTCTATGGATATTGATTCTGGTTTATAATATTGATATTGTGATGCCAAATTTTTTATTCTAGTTCCTTGCCAGTATAATGGTGATATTGGTATTATTGCATAGATCTTAGATGTTGTTATTAAATTGCTGTCGCAACCTATCACTAAATCTTTTCCAGTTATTATTGAATCCTTGTTATTTCTATTAATTACTTGATTGTTAACATTCTTGGGTTTGTTCACTTTAATTACATTTTGATTCCATCTGATAGGGTAATTGATGATTGGTCTTTTGTACATTAAATTACCGTTCCAGTTTGGTCCTATTCTCCTATTACTCATTCTCCAGGCATTCATGTTTCTTCTTTGAAAAGGTCTTTGAACTTGTGATCTTGGTCTCCTGTTATTATTATTATTGTTATTGCTATTGTTATTATTATTTTGATTCTTATTCATACTTTTTATTAAAGGGCCAATAGACTTTTCAATTCTTCTGTATCAAATTCTGCATTAATCTGATCATTAATATATTGTAATTCAAGTATTGTGTTGCTTTCACATCTTTGTCTTTCAACCAATTGCAT